ACAACGCCTATAATGGAATATTATGCTAGAAGAAGAATTGTCTAGCTCCGGTTTCTATGATATTGTATGACTAAAGAGAAAGCAAATTCCTATCTTTCCACATACTTTTTCTGCAGCAACGCGTTTCCGGTATATTTTTCATTCCTTAGGATTTCCATTACGCGCTCGCTATTCCAGTCTGCGCCGCGCACGGTGGCCACATTCATTTCAATCAGCTTCTTTGCAATCCTGCCGCCACCCATGCCGCCGATATAATCATCAAAAATCATGCGGACAGCCGCCGCCTGCTCAGGATCGATTTCTATTTTACCTTTTGCGATGCGGTATCCGAACATGAAATTGAGTCCGGCCAGTTCACCGTTCTCAAAACGCTTACGTACGCGCCACTTGCAGTTTTCGCTGGCTGACAAGCTTTCTGCCTGTGCATAAGACGCGAGAATGGTCAGCATAAGTTCACCGTCTCCACTGATGGAGTGGATGTTCTGCTCCTCAAAATATACGTCCACGGCAAGTGATTTCAGTTCCCGCACAGTCTCAAGAAGTGTAACGGTATTCCTGGCAAAGCGTGAAATTGACTTGGTGATGATCATGTCAACTTTACCGTCCCTGCAGTCGGCAAGCATACGCCTAAACTCCGGGCGGCTATCTTTTGTGCCCGTCAGCGCCTCGTCCGCGTAGACCCCGGCATATTCCCAGTCCGGCCGCCGCTGGATCAGTCCGCTATAATAGCTGACTTGGGCGGCGAGGGAATGGAGCATTGACTCCTTCCCGGAAGATACTCGTGCGTAGGCGGCAACCCTTGGTCTTCTTGGCAGCAACGAAACCGATGGGCCTGTTCGCGTGATGATTCGCTCCATTAAAAAGCCTCCTTCCGTTTATGACATGTTCGCTCTAAACGCCCGTATTATCAAGTGTTTTAGCGATAGATGCTGCGCGGAGACAGGCCATATTTGCAGGCTATTGCAGCATCGATTCTTGTCAGTTCTTCCTCAGTGATGACGCCATCGGCAAGCCAAATTCTAAAAACCGCCATTGCCGTCCTATAATGGATGATTGCCTGCTGTTTACTCACGCGGCACCGCCTTTGACTTGCCGTAGCAGGCACGAGAGCAGTATTTGCGATCCTTATTGCCATAGCTCTCAAAAGTGGCGCCGCAGTGGGCGCATATGAAAGCATAGATAGCCTTACGCCTAAGTGCTTCCGGGTGGGTGTTCCACCAGGCAAGGCGGCATCTACTGGAACAGAACCGCTTCTGTTTGGCCCCCACGGTATGGGTGAGCGAGGCTTTGCACTGACGGCAAAGCGCTCCATCGCATTGCTTGGCGATTCCCGTGCTGACACCGCCGAGGTTGTTCCGGCGACAGAATGATTTCACCGTATTCTCCAAGATGCCAAGCTCCGCAGCGATCCTCGCATAACTGAAACCCTCACCGCGCATTAATCTGATTTTTTCTTTTTGCTGATAACTCATTTTGATGCCTCCTCTAAAGGCGACTACCTCCGCTATAAGCCGGCGGAAAAGGCAAAATCGGTGCAAAAAAATAAGCCCCACTGTACAGAAGAAAAACTCCGCACTAGGGGTCTTACTTGTTATACTCTTGCGGCTACTTTTTTGGAATTTTGAGTTTCTGTCCGGCAACTAATGTGCCAGATGAGAGCGCGTTCAGCTCCGATATTTCAGGATGCCGCGCACCGCTGCCAAGCCTTGCCGCTGCGATCTTCCAGAGCGAATCACCTTTTGCCACCGTGTAAATCTCATAATCGCTCTCTGCCACTACCTTCCTCACATCAGCCCGGAAAGAATCCATGCTCTTGCCGTGGCGCGGGAACCAATGCATCACGTCGGCATGGTTTGAGGCAATGCCGAGCCGGTGACCTTCGCTATGGCTGATGATATCCACTTCAGTCAGGCCAAACTGCCCGCAGAGATACACGCATAGCTCCACGGCCTCGTTGTAGACCCTGCGGAAGTAAACGGCGCCGGCTAAATTATCTTCGCAAATTTCAACTGAAATGTGCGTGTCGTTGCCGGATCCTCTCACACCTCTGCCGCAGTGCCAGCCGCGATGATTCCAAGGCAAAGTCTGGTAGGTGGCAATCGAGCCATCAGCAAGCCTTCCGATAAAGGCATGAACGCAGACCGACCGTCCCCCGGGCCGCTCCTGATTCCAGTGGTTGTTGTGCCGGTTTACGCCCAAAAGCCCGTCGTCCGGGCCGACGTAGCGCCGCAGCCACGGGTTATTCGCCCCCGTGGAATGCAGCATGATGCCTCTTGGCGTAATCGTTCTGCCTGCCTTGTAGCAGGCGTTGTTTGTGAGTATCAGCCTGCGCAGGTTCATTCCGATTCCCCCTCATCGCTAAATTCATTTAATTGCTTCAAGACAGCTATAAGTTTTTTTGGCAGCGGCAGTCCGAGTGCGGCCGCGTTCTCCAAGATAGAAATGCCCTCGTTGCTCAGATAAAAGAAAATCACCGCCGTCCGGATCGCGCCGCCCTCGCCAATCACCTGGCTGTCTAGCATATGCCCAAGACCAACGAGCGCAAAGATAAGCACCTTTTTAAAGATCCCCTTTGAGCCGATTTCACTTGAGAGCTTTTTGTCCATGACGGCGCACATCACGCCTGTCAGGTAATCGACCACCACAAAGACAATTAAAGCATAAAGAAAGCCGTCCAACCCGCCCAAAAACCAGCCCAGAAAACCGCCGATAGCAGCAAAGGCCGTCTGTGCATTGCTCCAAATAGATTTCATCAGTAAAACCTCCGTTTCAAAAAGGATAAAAAAGAACGCCTGCCGGCTGTGCGGCAAAGCGCCCTGACATCTATGCTTATTTAAATACCCGCTTGCCTCTGCCGCTTTCCGGCTTAATCGCCCTGTCAATTAAGTCTCTGATGTTTAAGCGTCCTTTTTCAGCGCCGCTGTCTACCGTAAATTCAGTCATAAAACCATTCTTGCCAAGAGTATGCCTGACAGTCGTAACTATCCCAAGAATCTGAGTTCCGTCATCTGAAATGATCCTTGCTTCATCGCCAACCAAAAGGTGCGGGCGTACCGGCCCGACGAATGTTTCGACTACACCCGCCTCAGAGAGCCTTGCCGCTATGCCGCCGATGATAGCCTGAACCTCGGTACTATCGGAATTGTCCGGAAACTGGATATGCAGCGTCTTTTGCGGCGCCAGTATCCACATCTGCTCTACCGTAACAGGCGAGTACAGATAGCTCATCCCGGTTGCGGTGTTGAACCGACCGCACACTTTAGCATATATCCCCTCATCGTCCCGTGCAATGTCACGGCTCCAGACATCTCTTCCCCTCTCAAAAGTGTATGCACTGTTTACTTGAACGGGAGGGTAGGAAACTGCCGACCCTACGACAATCCTGCCTTCCATCGTTTCTAGCATAACCCAGTTTAAGGCGGCTTTAATCAGCTCATTTAATGCGTCCAGCACCCCTGTTTCAGGTGTAAATAATATCCCGAATTTCCACGCGTTCGGATCCGTAGTTGATTGCACATCATAATTTTCAATACCGGCATCCCGTAATAATTTGACCACGTTAAGATAATATGTCTGGAAGGGAAACGCGTGATTCTCGTTTAGCGACTGGTCGCGCAAGAGCTTGCCGCTGATGCTGCGTCCCTCCACCGCCGCGTGAGTTTTTGTGACGCCCATATTTACCCGGTCCACATACTGCACACCCATCGGATACTCTTCGCTGTTCCCAAGCTTCAAAAATAGTTCGACCTTCATGCCGGGCGATATTCTCGATGCTTGCTCCCCTGAGATGAGCTGTTTTGGGTTTTCCAGAGTCATGCTAAAGGAGGCAATCGGTGAACCTTGAGTCATCTCGATTGTACAGTCACTGAGGTACTTGCTAAAATCTGTTTTGGCGTCCCAAATCGCAAAGCGCTGCCGCTCGGGCGATAAGACCACATCGTCCTTTAAAACTTCGCCCTGATGCCATGCACCGAATATCCCCACACGCGGCACGCTTTTAATCCGCAAAAGCGACATATTTTTATCTGCTGTCCCTATGAAGCCTTCGCCAAATTCCGGCGCGCTCCAATCCACATCACCGGCTCCCGGTTTCCACTGCCTTGCCCGCAGGCGCCCTCCGGCAACGTCAAAGAGGTACACACTGTTGTCGTCAAGATGAACTGCGGCAGGCTCTGCGCCTTGGCCTAAATTAGCAGTATGTTCAAATATCAGCTCCATCTGCTGCCTCCTTTAAGCCGGAGTTCCGTACTGGATGCTAAATCCCACATCGATAACAAACTGGTCTGTCTTATGCACCCCGTCAACGATGTAATCTGCTGTAATACTTGCTCCTGCTGGCGGTGCTGTGTCGAACCGAATATTGGTAGTTCTTGCAGCGGTGTCATAAATTCTGATGTCAGTAGCACTCCAACCCGAGGACACAGCAGCCGTTGACCCATCAGCAGAAAGCGCAACAAAACTTCCGCCAGTATATGGAGAAACCACAGGAGCAGGTCGCATAAGCCAAGCGGAACCGACCCAGTCATATAGCAACATAGTCGCTGCTGCAGCAAGCACTGACCCGTCGCTAGAAAGGGCAACACTCGCCCCCCAGGGTGGCAATGCTGCAGGGTTCGGGCGCCTGAGCCAAGCTGTGCCGTTCCAGTCGTAAGTTGAAAGGAAAGGCGAAGTGTCATGCCCGACAGCTAGCACTGACCCATCAACAGAAAGTGCTGCGCCTCTGCCATGACCGGTAGGAAGTATTGCAGGATTAGGGCGTCTAATCCAAGCAGAGCCGCCCCAATCATATGTCGATATAAACGGCGTGGTATTATGCGCCACAGCAAACACCCTGCCATCGGCAGAAAGGGCAGCGGCGTTGCCGGGACCGGCTGGAAGTGTGGCCGGGTTAGGGCGTCTTGCCCAAAGAGTGCCGGTCCAATCATAGATAGACATAAATGGTGAAAATTCATGCGCCACAGCAAGCACTCTGCCATCTGATGAGAGCGCCAGTCCCCAACACTCGCCCGCAGGCAATACTGCAGGGTCTGGCCGCCTGATCCAGGCTGTGCCATTCCAGTCGTAGGTCGAGATGCGAGGCAAACTAAAATGTCCAACAGCTAGCACCCTGCCATCAGCAGAAAGAGCTACGCTGCGCCCGTCCCCCGCAGGAAGTATCGCAGGATCAGGACGTCTGACCCATACTAGGCCGACGCGATCATGTGTCAAAACAACAGGGTTGAATGCCATTGTGAGAGCAAAGAGTGTGCCATCAGCAGAGAGCGCTACACCGCTATTGTGCGACGGCGGCGAAGGCATGTTAAAACAATAATTGCCTCCGGTGCCTATCAGCGTCCGCGTGAAGGCCGCCGTGGAGAGATCATTTAGCTTTACAGCTATTGACTCCTGCCGTATATTTCTTGAAGGCAAGACAAAATCCCGCGTCACACCGTCACCGTTGCCCACCGGCACATTAACATAGGACTGCCCGGCAAAGACGTTTGCCAAAGGCAGCCTAGCCCTAAACACGTTGCTAAAAATATACTCGGCGGCGTGTCCGTTGCCAACAGTTGTGCCAAAGCGCATAATTCCGGTGGTTCGCCTTCTGTTTGCGTTATCTGCCGTCCACGTGGCGGCAGCAGTGCTTCCAAGCGCCGGCTGTGAGCCGAGTCCTGTCATTTGTGTGGAGCCTGCGCCGACCGCCTCGCCAAGCGAAAACACGCCGCTAGGTGCAGCAGCGCCGCCAATCAAATAATTCACAAGGCCGTTGCCATTTGGCATATTGATATAGACAACATCAGCAGGCGCACTAAATGTAACAAAAATAGTCGCAAAAATCGTGACAACATCAAGGTTTGTCTTAAGAATTGTAATCGGATTGCCGGACGCATCTTCAAGCAGTGCATGAGTCACAAGGTTTGTCGTTCCCGTACCAAAAGCCACACCCACCTCAGAGAGGCTCGCGCCGACAAATTCCTCCGGGTTAAGCACAATCCTGCGCCGCCACGACGAATTCGGGAAGGCGCGCACAAGCGTGTCATCAGTTGCCGCTCTAGTGCCAAGGTGGGTAAATAACGATGTTCTGCTAGGTAAAAGCGCGCCTGTGCCTGTACCAAAATGGATATTGACAAAATATGCATTGCCGGCACATAACCGTGTCCACATCTGGTCTAGCACGATATTATATGCCTTTGCTTGTTGTTTGAGTTCACCGCTTAGGGCATCCCTGACTTCAACATCAAAGCGGTTGTGCAGCGTGATAGCCGTTTCTACTTTCATGCTCTTTTCCTCCTTAGAGCGGGTTGCCGCCGACTCTGGTAACTGCAAATGATAGATGGCTGATGCTTGCCGTTAGATGCTCAGCTGTAAACGCATTCCGGTAAAACACTTGCAGAACGCTAAAGCTCATCTGTGTTAACCCGGTCGCCAAATGATCCCTTGCAAAGCCTCTTGGCGGCTCAATCAACGCTGTGAACGACACGGAGAAAGAAGGCACATTAAACTCACAGCCGTCGTTGTTGCTTGTTAAAGCGCTGGGTATTCCATCAGCCGCGCCGCTTGCAAATGTTACGACTAGATCGTTTTTCGCCGCACCGAAGTTTATCATGTTGAGGTAGAGCTCTGTCTGGTCAGCGCCGGCCGAGGTCGAAAGAATCGCAAAAGAGACGCCTAAAGCATCTCTTACTGTAAAGCTATTCCTCAAAGTGCTACCCGCCAAATTCTGCGAGAGCGCGTGGCTGAATTTTATGAGAATCCGCCAATCATTTAACTGGTTTGAGATTGACAATACGGTTGGGGTAATCGGACGGCAGACAAGCAGCCCCATATTGCTTAGCGCTACTGTAAGCTGTTCACTTTTGTAAGCATTACGATTTTGTATCGGGATGACTTCAAAAGATAGATTGTTTATCGCTGCTGTCACCAAATCGGGGAAGATGCTCATGCCAGCGTAATTTCTCGTAGTTAGGCTCCATTGCATTGAAGCGTTTACCGTCGCCAGAAAACCAACTCTAAAGTCATTTGTCCGAAAGAGCGCAATATCTGTAGCAGTGGCCAAAAACCCTGGAACCCTGCGCTCGACCTCCCAAATTCTTGTGCCGTCAGGCTGGTGGCAGTATGCCCGGTAGTAGACGAACCCGTCTGTTTTGATGTAACCGACGATTAGCCCTTGGTCGTTGTGGTGCTCTCGCGTCACAGGCAGCCATCCTCTGATTGTACTTATTTTTGATACGCCACTGGCAAGCATAATCGGGGGCTCCTGCCAGTAGCGGGCATATAGGGCGCCGCTCTGCACGTAGAAAATCCACGGCACATCTTCTGTCACAAAGTCAAAGCGCCTTGACTTAAAGTCTCTATCCCAATACCCGTCAAACTCTATGCCTACTGATGTGACATTTGCTGCTGCCATAAATTCATCCAGCCAAGGTGTCAGTTCATCGTATGGTAGTGCTTTTGATTTAACAGCCGCCACACCGTCATCCACGCAAACTGCATAAGCTTTCGTCGGGGCAGTGCCTACCGTCAAGCGCTTGACGGTAACATCTATAGCTTGAAGCGTAGCGCTTTTTTGGAGCGTATGCACAAGGAAAAGTTCAGTCGTCAAGCCCCGGCTAAAATATGCTTTAAGCTCCGGTTGGGCATTGTTATATAGCGTCTTTTGCCTTGACTTTATCTTTTCTAAAAGTTCCTGACTAATCTGCCTCACATACTCACCACCTCAAACTGCCGGCTGAAAGCATCTCACTGAAATTTTAGCGGCAAAGATACCCTTTAATTTACTTGTTTTCTCCCAGCTTGGTGCCTCTGCAATTAGCCCCACCCATGTATCAGTTCCGTCGCTCACGTTGACCGGCTCGCCTCTTGCCTGGCACCTGTCAATAATCTCTTTGCCTTTTTTGTCCACCCATAATTCAACATCAATAACTTCTGTTGCGTTGCCGATAGTCTCTACATGTGGCAAACCGTCAAGCGTGGTATGCCAGAGCTGGCGCGCATCAAAGCGGCGGAGGGTATTTACGTAGCGCGTGATTAGATCATTATCAATCGTCCAGATGCCAACCGGCATAACATCACCTCCTGTTGCTTTTGCGCAGCTCGTCCATAACCAGTTCAAGTGCGCCGATAAATTCGCCCTGGTTATTCACACCTCTAATTGTGATTTCGCCGGAGTGCACATGTCCGATTTGCGCATTTTTGCTTTCCGCTGCAAAGCCAACCGGCACAGCCCTTTGCATATCGCCGCTGATGCGTGACATCGCCTGCTCAAAGCCTACACCGATGCCTGCTGCCATGTCACCGCCGAACCCGGCAAAGAGCAAAGACGGACTCCTTATCCCAAAGAAACTCTTGATGCCGCCTACAATGCCGCCCATAAAGCCTGCAATCTGCCTTCTGAGCCATGCACCCATGTCAGATATGCCCTGCCACAAGCCTCTAATCAGGTCGCCGCCGACGCGCGACATTTGCCCCGTCGAGCCGGAGAACGCATCAGCAATGCCGGAGATTATGCGCGGCACAGCAGACAGAATGCTTGCAATAATCTTTGGCAAGTCTCGAGTTAAAGAGCCAAACACCCGCACACCTGCCTGGGCAAGCAGCGGAGAGCTGCCGACAAAGCCGCCCACAAGGGCTGCAATAATCTGCGGGATTGCCGCTGCAACAGCGACAATTATCTCCGGCAGAGCAGCAACCAGCGCGACAAGAAGCAGAATGCCAGCTTCGATTATCTGCGGGGTTGCGACGATGAGAAATGAAATGATAGCATCAATAATTTTTGGCAGCGCAGCCACAAGCACAGGCAGCGCGGTCACTAGCCCTCGCGCCAAGCCTAAAATAATCTGCAGCGCCGCGTCCAGTACAAGCGGCAAGTTCTCTAGCAGAGTGCGCGCGATGAGGACGACAGCTTGCACAATCGCCGGAATAAGTCGCGGCAGCGCGTCTCCAATGCCGCCGGCAAGGGTGGCGATCATCTTGACTGCCGCATCAATTAGTACCGGCAGGGTGGCGATAATGCCATCAGCCAGAGCAAGCACAAGCCGTAGCGCGCCCTCAGCCAGCCCGGGCAGAGCCGCGACCAAACCGTCGAGCAGCGTCATGATGATCAGCGAGGCCGCGTCTACAAGTATTGAGAGGTTATCTGTAATCGCGCTGCCAATGGACATGATAATATCCATGCCAAGAGCTACGATATCAGGCACGGTTTTCATGATGGTATCCACGATGCCACCGACTGTATTACCGACAATTTCGCTGATTCTCGTCCAGTCGCCGCCAGCTTCGTTTAGTCCGCGCGTAAACTCGCCAAGCAGCCCCACGCCATCACCCGCGAGCACTTGCAGCTGCGGCAGGAGTACCATGCCTAGAGCGTTTCTTGCGGCTCCGGCACCAGATGTAAGGCGCTGCATCGTATCGTCAAACGCGCCAAGACTAGCAAGCGCCTCGTCACTCATCACAGCGCCCATTTGCCGCGCTTCCTCGGTTAAGTCCGCGATGCCCGCAGAGCCCTGCGCGATAAGCGGATTAAGGTCAAGCGCCGATTTGCCAAAGATCTGCATGGAGAGAGCGCTGCGCTCCGTTTCATCTTTTATGCGCCCGAGCGCATCAATAGTCTCCCAGTAGACCGTTTCTGCGTCACGGAGATTGCCGCCGGCATCAGTCACAGAGACGCCAAGTTCCTTGTACGCCCCGGCTTGTAATTTCGCCCCTCTGCGGGCCGCGTCCATCGCGCGTATGTTTCTTGCCATGCTGCCGGTCAGCGTTTCAAGCGGCACGTCCACAAGCTCGGCGGCATATCTGTATGCCTGCAGCGCGTCTGTGCTCATCCCGGTGACTGTGGCTGCGGTAAGTATCTCATCGGCATACGTTGCGGCGCCTACGGACATGCCGGCAAGCGCCCTGCCTGCAGCCGCAGCGGCAACGCCAACGGCCACAAATGCAGCGCCCATCGCCACACCTACGCCTTTTAGGACGCCGCCCAGTTTGTTAAACTTGGAGCCGGCCTCATCCGCGTCTTTGCCCGTTTTGTCGAGCTCGTCGCCCAGCTGTTCCGTTTGTGTCTCCAGGTCGTTTGTTTCTTTTGCGGCATCTTCTAGGGCATTACTTGTGTCGCTTAGCTCGCGTTCCATGCCGATGAGCGCGGCGTTTGCCTTATTTAGCTGGATCTGCCACTCTTGTGTGCGTTTGTCGTTTTCGCCAAAGGAGGCGGCGGCGTTTAAAAGTGCGGCGCGGAGGACATCGGTTTTCTTGCGCTGTTCGTCCATCTCTTTGCCAAGCACTTCTTTTCGCGAGGTCAAAGCCTCGACTGACTTGTCGTTTTTGCCAAACTGGGCAGACACAAGCTCCATTTCGCTGCCTAGGACTTTAAAGGAGCGGTTGATATCCAGCATGGCGTTCTTGAATTCCTTTTGGCCTTCTACGCCTATGCGCAAGCCGAAATCTGAATATCCCATAAGTTTTGTTATCCTCCCAACTCCCAGCCGGCATAGTAAATCCGAGTTCTAAGATAAATCTGACATGCCGCACCTCCCCTGCAAAATATTCAAAAGCAATTGTATTTTAACGCTGTTTGGCATATACTAATGGTAGGGTAAATAGGGATTGTCCTACTTTTTAAAATTCAAGGAGGTTTTAGCATGAGCGCCCCTATAGTTGATAACGCCAAGGTAATGGCCAAAGGCCAAATTACGCTCCCAAAGGATATCCGTTCCAAGCTTCGTCTTTCCACTGGAGACCGTGTCACCCTCATTTGCGAGGAAGACCGTGTCATTCTGATGAACTCTGCTGTTTACGCTATGAAAATGCTGCGGCAGGAGATGAAGGGCGAGGCGGAAAAAGCCGGGATTCAGACCGATGACGATGTCCTGGATCTGGTAAAGGACGTTCGCGCGGAGATTGAAGGACTGTGAAGGTATTGATCGATACCAATATCCTTATTTCCGCGTCCTTGAGCAATGAGGGAACGTCATATCAAGCATACGTCAAGGCAGTTACCCACCCCAACCACGGTATGATTTGCGATCAAAACATTGATGAGCTTCGCCGGGTCTACAACCGGAAATTCTCGCACAAAATCCAGGCTCTTGAACACTTTTTGGCGCTTGCGCTCACCGTCCTTGAGGTTGTTCCGACTCCTGTTGTTGACGTGTCAGATGAAGCGCTTGTCCGGGACATATCCGACAGGCCAATTCTCCGGGCAGCCGTAACGGCAAAAGCCGATGTACTCTTAACCGGCGACAAGGATTTTCTTGAATCAGGCATCACAAACCCAAAAATCGTTACGGCGGCAGATTTTCTGCAAATGGAATAACAGCAGTTTTGTTAAACAGGGGCGAGATTCCCTGCTTTTTGCTGCTTATATGCACGTAGGAATTATGTCGTCGATTGATAGTTCCACTTTTGCCTTTGCCATACCAAGAAACTGCTTGTGGCACTCCCACAAGTCAAGCAAGAGGCCAAGCGGCATGAGCCACGTTTCATCTTCTGTGCGGTTCAAATGAACAGTACCGTAGTAGAGAAGCCGGGTGAACAACTCATCGTCGCTTACCCGGCTTCCGTGTTTTTTGGACTGTCCTCGCTCTCGATATGCCGCTTCGTCCCCTTAAACATTGCTTCTGTGATGGCGGCTTTGTATTCTGCCAAGTCTAGCGGTGTAGTTAAAAGCTCCACCGCTTCTTCTGTCAGAAGTTCTTGCCGGCTTTCCTTGTTTTTCAGGTTGTGGATGAGGATGGACTGGTTTGCAAGCAGCGTAATCAGCCAGATGATTTCATCTAGGGCAAATTCAAAGTTCTCTGCCTGCATCAGCTTTTCGCCAAGGTTCTGAAGGCCTCCGTAGCGTCTTGCAATCTCTTTTGTGGCGCGGGTGGTCAGCACCAGTTCATAGTCCGCACCGCCGATGTTGATATTTGCGCTTCTTTCGTTATCCATAAACAGTCACCCCCCCCTACGGCGTATATGCCGGTTCGTAAACCGACGTATACCAAGCATTTATCGTGGCCGGCAATACGCTTGCATCATCCTCGTTTACTTCAGCTTTCCAAGGATGCTGCCCTCTTGAATCTGCTTTGTTTCGCCGCAGCACCGTGCCTTCGATGGAGGGAGTAGAGAATGTGATCGAGTCGCTTTTCGTTTCCAGATTAGTAGGCGGGATGCCAAACTTTACGCGATAGAGCCAGAAGTATCTGTACTTGCCATTTGCTTTCTTTGCCCTAAACCCTACCGCCACAGGCATCCCGACATCCTCACTGCTTGAAATAAGCACACCCTTAGAATCCACAGTTGCACCAGTCAGCGCTGCAGCAACTGTGCGGCCGATACCGTCCACGCTAAGCGTTAATGTACCGCTTTGAAATTCCTTTACTACCTCGACAGCGCCGTCGTCAGCATAAAGCGTCGCTTCGGCAAGCTCGATGGAGAGCTCCGCTGAGATCGCCTTTGCCAGCATTAGCGGCGTGCCGTATGTTTCGTTGCCGTTTGCGCCTTCTGTGATCGGGGCGTAGTAGAGCCGGTCAAGCCCGATTGTTGCCATAATCATTCCTCCTGCAGTTCGTATTCTTTTGCCACATCTACGGAATAATGGTGGTAGCCTGTGTCCTCCTCGTAGCCGAGGTAGCGCCGGCTGGTGACAGTGAAGTTGTTTTGTAGCAAAGAGGCTACAAGCTGATTCTTTTGACGGGTGTAGCTGCCCTTGCAAAAGAGCGACAGCCGCGCTTCCTGCACCTCAAGCCCCGGAACGTCGTCGGCGTGGACTTCAAAAATGTCCAAGAGCGGTGTAATGACGACGTACTCATCCGGGGCCTTGCCGCTAAAGATGCCGGTTTCAACTGGGATTGAGCCGGTTAACAGCGCATTTAGTCCGGCCAAAATGCTCACAAGCGCTCCACCTCCAGGTCAAAGGCCTCCGTCATCGTCTTGATGACTGCCTTTCTAGACGCGCTTCTAGCCGGGGCTAGAAATGGTTTTGCGGGTTGTCCGTGTTTGCCATGTTCAATAATGTTTGCGAGCATAGCGTTGCTTAGGCCATCGCGCCGAGGCTCGGAAAAACCGACTTTGATATTTAGCGTGCCGTCTCTGCTGAGTTTGACCGGCGATATGCCTAGCGCATCGACAAGTTCACCAGTAGAGCGCGATGTGCGCAAGGTACCGCGCCCGATAACCGCTTCGAGGTTGTCTTTGACTTTCTCGAGCGCTACCTCGCCGCCCGCTTCAAGCATCTTTGTAATTATTTCATCTGTTTTTTCCCCAAGCCGCGACAGCCTCAGGAGAAATTCCTCCGGCATCCATACTGCTTTAGCCACCGGAAATCACCTTCTTTGCCAGAACTTCAAGATACATGCCGCGCCCGCGCACGTCCTCGACGCTCAAAATGTTGTAGCGCCCGTCAGCGCAAACGATAACCATCTGTGCCGTAAGCACAAGGCCGGGGATTTTACGGAAGCGAAAGAGGGCGGATGCCTCAGAGAAGACCGCCATGTTCGCCCATTTTTCATTGCCGCGCCTGTCCTCTTTGTAGGCGCGGACAGAGGCGAGGATGGTGTCGCCGGTGACCGCAAAGCCTTCGCTGTCCTTTACAAGCGCAGTGGAGATGATATCAATAAAGGTATTCATTTTGCCAAAGCTCATATGCTTTTCCCCCAATCCCGGTCAAGCCGCAGCAGCAGATTAACCGTGTGCCACACCTGCTGACTTGCCTGCACATTATCTGCAAAAAAGCCTGCTGTCGAGCCGTCTCTGGACTCGTAAAAATGGCTGGAGAGCATAATCACGGCTTGCTCGGTGGTGGGCGGCATGACGCTTTCAAAGTAATGGCCTTCTGCAATATGCTGGTAGCTTTCGGCATAAGACACGGCGGCGCGGATAAAGCCCAAAAGGAGAGCATCGTCCGCGCCGTGTTCCAGAATCAAATTCGCCTTGACTTTAGGCAACAGGGTATCAATCACACTCATGCCGCCGCACCCCCCGGCCCTACACTATCTTGTGCTGGAGTACCTTGAAAGCTTCCGGCAGGATCACCCTGCCGTCCACGCGCTGAGTGGCCATAAAGCCAACCTGGCCCGTTACGGCAAACAGTTCGCTCAGTCGCTTGAACACCCTCCCTTGGCGGTCAGCCACCCAGTAATAGCTAAAATCACCGAAGATCACGCTTTTTGCTGCAGCCTCGATGGCAGGCATATACGCCGAGGTATAGAGTGGACGGTTTAAGATAGAGTCGGGCGTTCCCGCTTGGATAGACGGCTGCCAGAGGTACTGACCGGTGCTGTCTTTTAGTTTCCTGATCGCTTTGACGGTGGAGTCGTTCATCACAAAGACCGCCTTGTTGCGGTAGGGCGCTTTCAGACTGTAGAACAAATCAAGGATATCATCTAGCGAGATGGTAGTGGCATTTGCTGTTTGGTCGCCGACCGTTCCGGGAATGATGCCTTGGGGTTTGCCTATTCCGTCGCCTAATAGGAACGCTTCTTCTTCCTTACCGCCGATCCTACGGGCAAACTCTCTTGCGATGTAGTTTTCAAGGTCGAATACGGAATCGTTTAGGAGTTCCTCGGAAACCTTAATCATGGTGGCAAGCTTATGGGCGCCGATTGACACCTGCAAGAAGCTGTCGTCGCTCTCAGGGATAGCGCCTTCCTCGTCCACCCAAGATGCGTTGCCCTTACTCGCCACAACGGGAATCTTGCGGTCGCCGCTTGAGGTGGTGATGACATTTGCCAAGCGGCGAAAGATATTTTTTTCTTCTAAGGCTTCGACGAGCGTACGCTCAAACGTATCCGGCACAAGGTAGCCGCCTTCATGATCAGAGCCAACCTGCAGGGCGTCTATGACCTCGTACTTTGGCTTTTGGGAGCGCATGGCATTCCAGAACGCCTTCTTGTATTCTGCTGATGCCCTGCCGGTCAAATCCTTGCCGGGCGTGTCGGCCGGGGCGTTGGTGATAGGCTTGTTGACAGGAAGGGAAAGCTCAAGGTCGATTGCGGACTGGCGCTCCAGGCGGTCGATTTCTTTGCCAAGCGCCACAACATCGGCTTCCATCTTCTCGTAGGTGGCGGTGTCTTCTGCAGAGATTATCCCGTCATTGCCTCTTTTTGAATCGAGAAACGCCTTAGCTGTTTCCCAGGCCTTAGCCCTTTTTTCACGCATTTCTAGAGTTTTATTCATTTTCAATTGCCTCCTTGTAATTTTAATAGTTCAAGTCTCGTGTCGAGTTCGCTAATGGGTTTGCCTGATGTCTTTTCTTTGCGCGGCAATTTGCTCATAAGCGAGTTGATAACCGCCATTTTGCTAAAAATTGCTCCCTCGTTTGCAGGAGCCGACACATCCGCATCCCAAAACATGATCTGGTCTGCAAAGCCAAGCTCTACTGCTTTTTTTGCATTGAACCAGCTCTCGGCATCCATCAAATGCGACAGCTTCACCCTTGAAAGGCCGGTCTTTAACTCGTAGGCGTTGATGATGCTCTCCTTCACCTCGCTTAGCATGCCTATGGCTTTTTCCATTTCCTCTGTGTCGCCAAAGGCTATGGTCATAGGGTAGGGTAGGAAAACACCGCCTTGCCGCATCCCTGCGGTAGGTTTGTGCAGTCCCCCCTCCGAACCGGACTTACCCCTCTCAAGGTATCCGGCTCTCCATTTGCGCTTTTACGCATGATAGCTCCTACCATGTATTTCATAATGGCATTTTTGACAGACCACAAGCGTTTTTCTCTTCCTTGAAATCATCACTTTTTCCCACATGGCTTTCCCTTTGAGATTTTTTAGTTTGTTGATATGGTGTATCTCAAAAGGGGGGCTTTCTCCGCCGCACAACTCGCATTTGTTCGCTTTCAGGCGTTTTTCAAGTTCATTGAACCCATAATGCCTTTGGGGGATTGCATCCACATCGTCAGCATATTTCCAGCCTCTTTTCAGGTCTGTAAAGCGGACGATTACCATTTGCTTCTGACCGCTTTTTGTTACATAGGGGATGCCCCATGTTTTTCCGAACCTGAATTTTTGGATTATCTGCGACATATTCATCTGATGTTTCCGAGCAAGTGTTTTCAGGCAGCTATACTCCATAAGGTATACAAAGTATTTTAGCTTGCTGAAATTGCTTGCCATATGATAATAGTTGCATATCCCGCGTGTTTGCGAATTGTAGTGGTCTACGATTTCAAGGTCTGTGTTGTGCAGGACAGGGTTACAGTGTTGTGACTGCAATTTCCCATCTCTACCGACTTTCGCTATCTTTTTGTCTATTACAAACCGTTCGATTTTCTCGCCAAGCGGCACAAGCAATTCCACCGTTCCGTTGAGTGTGCGTTGCACAATTCCATCAGAACGGCGTTTTAGTTCACCAGTCCGCCGCACATTCACATCATACCCCAGAAATCTGGCGTATTCTGCGCTGTGAGTGATTTTGGTCTTTTCATCGCTTAGTTCGAGTTTCAAGCGGTTTGCGAGAAATTCTTTCAAAAGAGTTTTTACCTGTTGGCATTCTTCCTTGGTGCCGTTCACGCCAATGAGAAAATCGTCCGCGTAACGCACATATACCAATTTTTTATCAGTAGCGTCTTTCCATGGGATTTTGACAAGTTCCTTATGCAAACGCTTTTTGTCAGCCACGAGCCGTTGAATTTCTTCGGCGCTTTGGGCGGCTTTAAGCTGTCGGCGAACTTTTTCAATCTCCCACTGCTTGTCCGCATACTCTTTGGTGCAGGTGCGCTGTGGCAGCGCGTCAAACCCCTTTTTCAGTTCGTCCATCTTTTTGTCGAGTTCATGCAAGTAGATATTTGCGAGGATAGGTGAGATAATACCGCCTTGTGGCGTTCCGCTGTATGTCGCGTTATACTTCCAGTCCTCCAAATATCCCGCTTTAAGAAACTTTCCTATCAGATTTACAAACCGGGAGTCCTTGATTTTCTCGGACAGCAGCGATAGCAGGACAGAGTGGTCTATATTATCGAAGCAACCTTTTATGTCGCCCTCAATAAACCACCTTATACCATTAAAGCCTTTGGTGATTTGTTGTATGGCCGTATGACAGCTTCTATTCGGTCTGAATCCATGTGAGCGGTCACTGAATATCGGCTCAAATATTGCTTCAAGGTACATTCTGATAACATCCTGCACAATTTTATCGCGGAATGACGGGATTCCAAGCGGACGCATTTTCCCGTTTCGTTTTGGAATGTGCGTCCTGCGCACGGGTTTTGGCTCGTAATTCATATTCGCTAAATCTTGAATAATTTTTGCGATATATTCCGTACCAAAACCATCCGCCGTATCGCTATCAGTGCCTTTTGTCGCTGCGCCCTTGTTGGCATACAAATTTTTATATGCCGTATAGTAAACGTCCTCTCTTAAAAGATAGCGGTAAAGTCGGGTAAACACCCCATCTTTATGGTCTGTTGAGCTTTTTCTGATACGTTCCAAAATCTCTGGCGTTGGTTTCATTTGAGGTTTCTCCTCCCTTTCGCCATTGTTCTTGAAGTCGCGCAAACTGCGCCCCTTCGCCATGTAAGGGTCGTTATCCCTCGCGGACTACTATGGGCGCTCCGTACCCATGGGTCATATTCAGGCGCAACCGCCATAGCCTTGCGGCATTGACCTTTAGGGTATCTCCAGTTAACATTTTCAACAGGTGTGGGAATTGTCGGTTTCGCTTTCGGTTTCTTAACACAAGTTCTCTTGCTCACGGCGCGAGGCTGTAATTACACTTTTGACCACAACCCTATCAAAAGTCTGTCGCGCACGGGGTTTCAGGCTAGTTTCCCCGTTCCTATGGTAACGGACGTAAAACCTCACGTTCACCAAACACAGGTTAAACCTCATATCCCCTTGTCATTGCGGCTCAGTCGTACCCTTTAGCCTTTGGATAACTTGCCGCTTTCCTGCCGTGCTTTGTTCCCGTATCAGCTTTCGCCTTTCGGTTAGGCAGGTTGACTTTCCCGTAATTATGGGAAGCGGGCACCTAAATTCCCGCAGTTGAAAACGCCCTATCTGGACGCACATTATGCACCATAATCATGGAAACCGGCGACATTAATACCTCCCCGCCCGCCATGGCAATAACAGATGCGGCACTGGCGGCAATCCCATCGATTTTCACTGTAACTTTTCCCTTGTAGTCCATCAGCATGTTGTAGATCTGGCTTGCCGCAAAGACACAGCCTCCCGGCGAGTTAATCCAGACGGTGATGTCTCCGCTGCCGCTGATTAGCTCAGCCTTAAATTGCTTAGGCGTCACCTCATCGCCAAACCAAGTTTCCTCGGCGATGGCTCCGTCAAGGTAGAGGGTTCTGCCTTCTTCATTTTTGACCCAATTCCAAAATTTGTTCAAGCTTCATCTGCCTCCTTTCCCGCACTACTTTTATTTGCGAATGCTTTACATTATGTCGGACTTTCCATAAAACGTTATATGTGGAGCTCCACATATCGCCGCTTATGTAGAGTAAGTGATTATGTTGAGTAAAAGAAAAACACCGACCGAAGTCAGTGCTTTTGTGTCACTTTTACTCTCACTTACTCTACATTACTTTTTACTGAAGTTCTTCAACCAGTTTGCCATATCATCCTCAACACTGTGCCCACTAAAGTCGGGAGATACTTCCGGTAATGGATCGGCAGGCTCTGGCATTGGAATCTCAGCTTTGGACAATGCTTCTCGCTTTAATGCCGTGTCGGCGCGGGCGTATCTTTCCGTCGTATTCAGATCATAGTGGCCTAAAATATCACGGATATACACGATGTTGTTTCCGGCCTGCAGCATGTGCATAGCTTTCGTATGACGAAGCGTATGTGGAGAGATTTTTTCAGGAAATAGCAAAGGGTTTTCTGTCCTGCCCTCCTCCACATATTTGTCCAGGATATATTTGATCCCAGAACGAGAAAGTTTACCACCGGATCTGTTGGTAAAAACATACTGCTCCTGAGCATCAGCAAGGTTAATCTTCCAGCGTTTCATGTACTCCTTAAGGTAGTTCATGGTCTGTGGAAGAAGTGGTACTATCCTCGTTTTGTTGCCTTTCCCAGTTATCTTGACAATCGGAGGGGCTTCAAAACGGATATCTTTAAATTTGAGATCAGTGATTTCACTAACTCTTGCACCTGTATCGTACGTAAAAGCCAATAGAGTCAAATCCCTAAGGCCTTCATTTTTAGATGAATCCGGCTGTGTTAACAAGCACTTCATTGCTTCTGCCGATAAATATGTCATAACCGGCTTAGGCGCCTTTTTTAGCTTGACTGCATAGATTTCCTCGGATAGCCTTAGAAATTCAGGGTTTTCAGTTGAAAGCCATCGGCAAAAGCTGCGGATTACAACAAATCTCTGGTTTCTTGAGGTGAGGCTGCATTTACGGTTCGTTTCAAGCCAATCAGCAAACTCAATAATAAGTTTCTTGGTAAGGAACGACATTGAAAGCTTTTCGGGAGTGATCTGCTTTTCTGTCTTGAGAAAGACGATCAATAATGAAAATGTATCTCTGTAAGAGAGAATACTGTTGGTTGACAACCCGCGCTGCCCCGGAAGATAAACTGTAAGGTATTTATTCAGATAGTATCCAAAGGTTTCGGAATTAGATTTCTTCATCATCTGACACCTCCGGAAATACTTCTGAAAGATGCAGCTGCATACTATCAGTTATAGTCGACAGGCGATCCTCTGTTAAGCGTATATATCTTTCAGTTGATTTCAGGCTTGCATGCCCAAGGTACGCAGAAAGAACTGGTAGAAAAACATACAGGTCATTTCCGTTATCACTAAGACGATTCATTGTTCTTACTGCAAAAGTATGCCGAAAATCATGAAGTCTTGGGCCTCGCAGGCTGCCTTCATAAGGGATACCGCTCTTCTCAAGCGTCAAGCGAAAACGTCCATAAACAGTACTGGATGTGAGCACCTGTTTCGGGTGGTAATAAAATATAGGGGCATCTCGGGCAATCCTGTCACTTCGGCCTTCAATATACTTTTTCATAACGGAGGCAATGGAATCGCTCATGGGAATCCAGCGGTCTTTATCCAGTTTTGCATGACGTATTGTTATGACATTATTGTCAAAGTCTATATCGTCTGCGGTAATGCCGAGAGCCTCAGATATTCTGAGACCACTGCTAAAGAGAAGACGGAAAAGGACCGGAATGCATCTGTGAAGATTTGGGTACTGATTAACCGGTTGTATGCGGTCTACCGTCTTCCATATAGCTGTCATTTCCTGGTCGGTGAATATATGAGGCACAAACGCAGTGTTTCTGGGACATCGGATGTCCGGGATTCTCATAAGCATATAGCCCAGGGAAAACATATACTTCGCCCAGGCTGTCATAACACCTGCATGATTGGATTTTGTTTTTTGGCTTCGGTTGTCGTTTTCATTAATCCAAATGAAAATGGCGTCCTCTGGGATGTTTGTATTTGGATAATGCTCCTGGCAATATCGTTCAAAGTACTTAAGTGTTCTCTCCTCGCCAGTATATTTAAATCCGGTGGATCTCTTAAATTCCAGGAACCGCTGGAATGACGAGGATAATTCAGAAACATGTATAGGCTTTAATGCGGGTTCATTATTCATAGTCCGGCACATCCAAAGAGCATTGACGAAGCTTTTCAATATCGATCTGGATGTAGGCTTTTGCGGTATTTGAATCTACATGCCCCAGGATATTGCTGATCACATTTACAGGTGTATCTTTTTCCAACAGGCGGCTGGCAAGGCTGTGTCTTAGAGAATGCAAACCATGCTGACGAGTATCAGGAGCTTCGATGCCACTGCTTTCATAGTACTTGTTGAAATTGTGGTAGATGATTCCGCTGCTAATCTTCTGGTATGGAAGGGTATGCTGTACAAACAGTTCCTTGGCGTTGGTTTTAGGCCTTCCATTCATCCAGTAATCGATAACAGCTTTGCCGATCTGTTCAGGAATAGGAAGCGTTAGCGTCTCCCCGGTCTTTTGTTGTGTGATATTAATGCATCCCTGTTTCCAGTTAAAATTATCGATTGACAAAGCAATAATGTCACTTGTGCGCAATCCAAGATTGGCTGCTATTGCCATGATTGCATAATCACGCTTGCCAAGAGGGTCGGCCCGGTCAATGGCGTTAAGCATCCTTTCGATTTCTTCCTCGCTCCAAACCTTGTCAATCTTTGCTTTTGCATGGTAATGGATACGAGGGACGAATTCGGATAAATTCTGCCGCGTTTTTCCTTGCGCATAGAAAAACTTTAAACTCCTTACCAATGTGCCTCTGATAGTAACTAGGCTAGCTTTTGACAAATGAGTGAGTGTTTTGAAGTAGTCATACAAATGGACTGCTTCTATTTTTTCGGGAGAAATCCCCCTTGAATGGAGAAACGAAGCAAAGCGGAACAAATCAATTTCATGCTTTCTCCATGTTTGGTCCGCATAACCGAATGATTTCAAGTCTTCAAGATGTTTCTTGCAGATTTCTTCATATTCTGCAGGCCATTCAATTCCTAATCCACGCGTGATTTTAGGTGCAAACCCATGCAGCTTGAAATCTGTCAAAGCTTTCAAGGCTCTAACTTTTTGCTGCATGTATGGCGTAAGTGATTCACCATTCAATTGGGTTTCTCCTATGGAAACGTGGTATTTCTCGAGCATATATTGCTCGGCTAAATCGGCGCTGTACTGTGTAATGCCTTTACTAAGGCCGAAGTTATACACACTGCGCCAGGTGCGCATGTAGCAAGTGACAGAGGTAGGAGTAAAACAGTTTTCCTCCATGTTGTCCCTTGCCATGCGCATAAGTTTTGTGAACTCAACATTACTGTTCATAGATAAACACCTCCACGAACAGTATACATAAATTATGTTGAGTAATTTTGAATCAGCCACATATAAAGTGGCTAAAAATCAATGTACTGTAAGCCAATTATGATAACTCAACATAATCACTTACTCTACATAAAATGCTCCAGCATCAGCAAGTTTGGTCATGTTGCCGTTGATCAGATAGAGATCTCCGCCGAGTTCATCCGGAATCCGATTCAGATTTTCCAGCTCTCTGATATCGTTTGATGACATCCAGCCGTTTTGCCGGCCAATCGCATAACCGTTCATTCTGCTTTGATAATCTCCTCGAAGGAGACCGTCTACATTGAACCTGATGAAATAATCCTTCTTCTCAACAGAGGGAAGAAGCGCCCTTTGCATTGCCTGCTCCCACCTTACAACCCACGGATCGAGCGTATACTTCACAAACTCAAGGCTCTGCTGCTCAATATTAGAGAAGCTGGATTTCTCAAGATCGCCAATCATGTGCGGCGGTATCCTGAAAATTCTAGCTATCTCTGTAATCTGAAATTTGCGCGTCGCAATGAACTGGGCTTGCTCTGGCGGAATACCGATACTTTGAAACTTCATGCCTTCTTCCAAGACTGCTATCCGATGCGCGTTTCCACTACCTTGATAAACCGCGTTCCAGCTGTCCCTTACTCGTTTTGGGTCCTTGACCACACCGGGATGTTCAAGTACTCCGCCCGGATTTGCGCCGTTTGCGAAAAAAGTGGCCCCATATTCCTCGCAGGCTAGAGCCATACCGATAGCATTTTTTGCCATTGCGATGGGAGAGTAACCGACCAGCCCGTCAAAACCAAGCCCTGGAATATGCAAGACATCCTCTTTTCGAAGAATGGCTGAACCGGTATCCTTTCGGTATTCGTAGTAAAGCTCTCCAGCCAGCGTTCTATCAACCACCATCCTGTCGGGCAGCAGGGGATAGAGGGCAAGGACCTTCCCCCTGCCATCACGAATAATCTGTGCATAAGCATTTCCCCAAAGCAAAAGATGACCCATCAGTGTTTCTCGAAACACAAATGAAGTCATCTCTGGATTTGGCTCGTCATGGAGCAGATGAAACAGTGGATGTTCGATCGCCTTTTCCTTGCCGCTAGCGGTGTGCTTGAAAGTATGAAGCGGCAGGCTCGCTATGGTTTCTGCTAGAATCCTAACACAGGCGTAAACCGCTGTGGTCTGCATGGCTGTGCGCTCGTTGACGCTCTTGCCGCTGGATGTTGTGCCGAAGAAGAAGCTGTAAGTAGAGCCAAACAGGCTGTTTGCAGGTCGGTCTCTGGCTTTAACTAACCAGCGCAAAAAAGGCAGCCTCATCGCTTTTCACGCTCCTGTTCAAGCTGGATTAGAGCCTTTAAATAGAACTCGCCTTTTTGCAGGTCCTGCACCCCGCCTTTGTGTTTATAGCGCCACAGGTATTTCATGCAGTTGCCCCTAAGATATCCGGCAAACGCCTCAGCTGTCATGGAGGCACGTATTGCTTCAATACACTCAATGGTGCCGCTTGTATAATGTTTCGGGTGATTGACCTCATCAGACACTCCAAATCCCCCTTTCGTCATAGATGCTGCCGCCGGTATTGCCGGAACCGCACCGTATCGCCCTATCCAGCGCCATAATGGTAGCCACCGCGCCATCGATCCTTTCTGTGCTTTTTTCTTTGTCAGGCTTGATATTGCCGGCCGGGTCAGTGCGGATGAAGATATTATCCATCATCCAGCGCAGTACGGGATGGCCGCCATGGGCGATTTTCTCTTCCAAGGTAAGCTTCATCAGTTCCTTTGTGGGCGGCGACATATCCTTAAAGCCCTGCCCGAAAGGAACGACCGTGAAGCCAAGGCCCTCAAGGTTTTGTGTCATCCGCACCGCGCCCCAGCGGTCAAAGGCGATCTCGCGGATGTTGTAGCGCTTGCCCAGTTCCTCAATGAAGCGCTCGATGAAGCCGTAATGCACGACGTTGCCCTCGGTGGTAAGCAGATGGCCTTGCTTCTCCCAGAGGTCGTATTGCACATGGTCGCGCCGGACGCGCAGGCTGATATTGTTCTCCGGCATCCAGAAAAACGGCAGGACGCTGTATTTGTCGTCCTCATCCGCCGGCGGGAAGACCAGCACAAAGGCGGTGATGTCGGTAGTGGAGGAGAGGTCAAGCCCGCCGTAGCAAACCCGCCCCTCAAGGCTTGCTGAATCTATCGGGAAAGCGCAGGCGTCCCATTTTGCCATTGGCATCCAGCGGACGGCTTGCTTAACAGGCTGGTTAAGATGAAACTGTCTGAAATGGTTCTCCTCCGCCGGATTTTGTTTCGCTGATTCACACATCGCACGAAGGTATTCCTCCTTGACGGTGATCCCGAGCGACGGGTTGGACAGCTTCCATACCTTAGGGTCTGTCCAGTCAGCATCCTCCGGCGTGCTGAATACGACAGGATAAAAAGTCGGATCTGTCTTGCGGCCATTGAGAATATCCAGAGCCTTGGCATACACCTCATAACAGATTGAGTTTGTATCGGAGCTGACGGTCGTAATGACGAAATTTAGCGGTTGCCTCCTTGCCGCGCCGGCGCCCTTTGTCATTACATCGTAGAGTTCGCGGTCTTTTTGACCGAGCAGTTCATCAAATACCGTCGCGTGTATGTTCAGTCCGAATTTTGTCGACACCTCGCTCGACAAGGCTTGGTAGTAGCTGCGCGTCGGGTGATAGATGATGCGTTTTGTGGAATCGAGCAGCTTCACACGCCGCTGAAGCGCCGGAGGTGCCAGCCGGCACATATCCCGAGCCACATCAAAGACGATGGCGCTTTGTTTGCGGTCGTTTGCGCAGCCGTAGACCTCTGCGGCTTCTTCGCCATCTGCGCAAAGCATATACAGCGCGACAGCTGCCGCAAGTTCGCTTTTGCCGCTTTTTTTGCTGCAGGTTATGAAAGCGGTAGTAAACTGGCGGTTCCCGTCCGGCTTAATGACGCCAAAAATATCCCGGATAATCTGTTCCTGCCACGGCAGCAGCACAAACTGTTTCCCTGACCATTCGCCCTTCGTGTGACAAAGCAGTTTGATGAACTCTACCGCGTGGTCAGCGCGCTCTTTGTCATACCGCGAAGTCGGCAGCATAAAACGGGTGGGGATAAACTTTTTAGCCATACTGCCGCCTCCGTTCCCAAAACGGGCAAAAGAAAAGAGCCTCCGAGGAAGCCCCTTGCCTTTGCCCACTTATAAGTTATTCATCCGCCTCACCTGTCAGGATAAAGCGGCTGTACTTAGCTTTGTGCTCCTCCAGGTAACACACCAGCTCGTAGAAGCCGCGCAAGAATGCTTCGCGCTGGACGCGCGGCACATCAAACATACTTGTGGTGCCGCTTGCCCGGATGGAGAGGATTTGCTCTTTCACCTTATCAGTCACAGGCTGTTTCCTCCTTTTTCGGCCGACAGCTTTTTCACCACGTCCTCACCATACACCACGCCGAGGGTGGAGCCAGAGTCCCAGATACAAAATATGCTCCCAGCGTCGTCGATAAAATCAACGATCCCATTGACGCCTGGCTTCAGCTTAGAGAAGGGGTCGTTCATCCTGACAAGTTCCACGCGGGTGCCTTGAGGATACTCTTCGCGCAGGCGCTCCACCGTTTCCTTAGAGGGGAACTTATTCATCAGCGGACACCTCCGCCTTAGATCGGGCGCCGCTCTTAAAAGCGCTGCTTCCGGAGAGGTTTTTCAATAAAATTTTCCGCGCATCTTTGTACGCATCGCCCACAAAGCCGAGGCGGAGGAGGAAGCATCTCATGGCGTACTTTTCGTTCTCCACCGGCTTTTCCCTGCCGGTGACGCGCTTCTGGACTTTCGCCGCCGCATAAAGTGCACCGATAAATCGGGAGTAGGCGGCGACTGTTGCGCCGTCTATGCCAAACTTAAACCATGGAAACCTGAGCGTCGTTTCCGTGCGCTCGATAGGGAGTGCTTCCGCGCCGATAGCTTTTTTGATCAGCGCCGCCTTGCTTGCAATTAGCCGCTCAAGGTTCTCAAACGCCGCATCGGTAAAACCCGCAAGCGGCATCTCGATAGTCAGCGTGTCGCAGTGGTCGTCAGAGTCGACTTCCTCTCCCTCGTCAAAGGCAGAAATATCATCCCCGCCGTACTGTCCACGATTTGAGTAATCGGGAACGTTTGCGTCTTCAAGTTTCATGCGGCGCATTTCGCTTTCTGCCCAAAGCTCGTTTAGCTCTTCGATAGAAGGGTTCGCACTCATTCCGCCAAGCGCGCTCTCGTAGGTATCGGGGTTGTCATATTCGCGTTCCGCTGCTTCAAAGCCGTGGAGAGCATGTAGGCCTGCCTCAAGGTCAAGGTTGTCTGGACCTGTAACCACGCCGTTCTTGTCAATGTGGTAGCCGCCTACCTCGTAGCTAAATGTCGGAGCTGCCTTGTAGACAGGCTCCGAGCCAATAATTTCAGCTACTGCCTTGACCAGTTCCTTGCGGCGCGCGCCAATAACGTTGTACTTTAAATCCATTTTGTAAGCCTCCTTAATTTCTTTGGTGCTTACATAGATCACTCTAAAGCTGTAAATTAGCAAGTTATATCTTTGACATGTGTATATATTGGCTACGGTAATCCTCCCACAGTACCGACTTGAAAATAGCCTTATGGTTAACCCACCGTGCGAAAGCTTTCTGTTCCTTCGTGGGTTCGATATTTGTCCGGAAGTCTCGGTAGGGCTGTGCAAACGGGTCTACGTTCAGACCTTTCAAAAAGCGAACGCGCTCCATGGCCTCGGGGATGTCTTTAACGAGAACATATACAAAATAGGCACGCGGCGTGGCGTTGTACCAGCGCAGCAAGTTAACCGCTTTTTGTATATAAGGCATCATCGCTTGGCTATCACAGGCAAGACGAATCGGCGTCAGCCACTTGACCTTCGCTAGAAGTCGAGCCGTTGCGTCGTCAATCAGACGGGCATCCAGCCCCTGATTAAAATCCACGCGCAGTCCCAATCCAGCAATCTTTTCAAGCTGCCTGATTCCATGATCATGGGCTAGCACATTGTTGTCCATCAGAACTACGTCCCGGTGCTTGGCAAAATCGGTAATATCAGCATGAACCTGAATCGGCCCTTCCTTTTCAGGGACAATGCACCACCCACAGTTTCGAATGCAACCACGCGTCAGGAAGCCCAACGAATAATCGAGATCATATAAATCATAATCCGGACACAGGTGCTCAACCTCATCAGGCAAAGCCACTTTCAGATTGATACCCGAACCGCCTACTTCAACCCAGTCAGGTAATTCCGGCATGAGCGTAAAGGAAAAGACCTTGCTTGCGAATCCGCAGTCAAAGTCTTTTATATTATCCGGTGTTGCCAATTTAACCTCGTGACCTGTTGCCTTAAAGTGTGCCGAGAGCTTCATTAACGCCAGGTTGGGGTAATTGTGGCCATCAATATCAACCAGTCCGACTCTCATCCGCACCCACCTCGTTGTAAGAGAACAAAATTTTATTTATTGCCATGTTGCCCACCACCTTCTATTAATTCTACAATCCCGCCGAGGACAAAAATCACGCACGGTAAAGCCACCCCAGCGCCCCACATCTTATATTCTGCAGAATCGGAATATGGGTTCTGCAACCACTTAATTATCTGATTCCGGCTCTTTGGCTTTGAGGACACGCCCATAATAAGACGGTGGATTTCCCAGACTTCCGCCCAAAAAACGATATCCTCTTCGGTAGGCTCGGCAGTTTCCAAATCCGAGCACCACCAGTCAGGAAAACCCTGCAGCCTGGCGCACTCCGTGGGCGTGAGCCTGCGGACGGTATACTGCGGCCGGTTCACAATTTGCACATCTTTATAGTCCCGTGCCAGCAGCGTGGCGGCTCTCTCCGCATGCACCTCGGCGAAGCTGCCCGTGGTCATGGCATAGGCCACTGCATGGCGGTCGGCGGCGGTGAGGGAGAAACTAATGTCCTCATTAACGCCACTGCCTTGGGGACCGTTCTTATCATCACGGCCGATCATGGAGCCTTGGAGTGCGACAACTGCTATGCCACCTTGGTTGCACCCGGGATTTCCGCCATTGGCATCGATGGTACGCGATGTTGTCGCTTCATAAATACCGCTATGCGGGTTGTCCGACTTCATGGAGTTGCTGTCATTAGAACAAATCCCGTAAGCGGTGGGCACGATAACAGTCTGGTCGTTATTGTATCCAAGGGTTGCGGATATATCTTCTTGCACCAGTGCGCCTTTTTGGCCGCCTTCACAGCCGGAACGGATTTTGAGTCTTTTTGGCCTTTCGCCTATCACAAGCGGAACATTCATCCCACCCGTACCCATACGGGAGGTAAGAGTCTGCACTTTGCCGTCTGCTTCGATTTTGCACCGGCCGTCCGTGGGATGGTTTTCAATCGCGACAGCGGTTTGGTTGTCTCCCATTTTTGCCCGGAGAGATCCGCTTAAGTTTTCAACAGTATGGCCGCCGATACGGGAAACGGCGCCCGGTTCAAATGACATTACCGCACCGGGGACAACGCCTGCCCGAAGCGTAGGGCTTTTTTCCTTTTCATAGCCTACACCACGGCTTTTTGAACTGTGTTCTGTGCAAAAGCCGCTCGATTGCATAACGCAAGGCTGATGCCCATGTTCTTGGGCACGGAGCGTACCAGTGACGTTTTCAGTAACCGACAGTATACTGCCGCCTTGGTCGTTGAGGCAGGTCACGCTATTGCCTGATGCTCCAGTGCATTTTTGAGCATCTCCGGCAGTTCTTTGCCCCGGAGAGCTGCACGGCGCAAAATCCCTTGACACGCCTTCGGGCTCAAAGAGTATTTCTCCGGCGTTTTCGCTTCCAAAATCTGCGACAAGATAGATTCTCTTGCGGCGTTGGGCGACTCCGAAAAATTGCGCGTCGATAGTTCTGTATGCCACGCTCCATCCGTTTCCCAAAAGTATGTCTGCGTAAGACCATCGGCCGTTTTTAGGCGCAGGCACCTCGGCTTCCGGCTCGGCGATCCGGATGATCGCCTCAAGGACTGCCTTGAAATCGGCGCCTTTGTTTGAGGAAAACGCACCGGGTACATTTTCCCAGAGGATGAATCTTGGATAACGCCCATTTGTCGCGCACCTCATTTCCGTAATGATCCTGATTGCTTCATAAAAAAGAACGGATTGTTTTCCGTCCAGGCCTGCTCGCTTGCCGGCGACCGACATATCAGTGCAGGGCGAGCCGAAGGAGATAATGTCCACAGGCTCAATCTTCGAACCGTTAATCTGTCTGATGTCCCCGTAATGCTTCATTTTCGGTATCCGCTTGGTGGTGACCAGAATCGGAAACGGCTCCACTTCCGAAGCCCAGAGCGGTTCGATGCCAGTTAAAAGTGCTCCGAGCGGAAAGCCACCAGAGCCGTCGAAGAGGGAGCCGAGTGTCATTTTCCTATCCACGGTCAGCCACCTCCTTCACCAATTCGGCGTAGCTGAGCACTTGGCCGCCTCGCTCGCAGGTGATGTCTTCGCCACTGTTCTGCTTGAACTGGGCGTATCTTCGCAGGATGACGCTTGCGTACTTCTCGTCAATTTCGAGCATGAAACAGGTGCGGTCAAGCTGCTCGCAGGCGATAAGGGTAGAACCGCTCCCGCCGAAGGTGTCGAGCACGATGGCGTTTGCCTGGCTGCTATTGGTTATGGGATAAGCAAGTAGGTCAAGGGGCTTTGAATTTGGATGATTTTCGTTTTTCTTCGGCTTGGCGAAGTTCCAAACCGTGGTCTGCTTGCGGTCGGAGTACCACTTGTGCTTGGTGGTATTTTTGAAGGCATAGAGCACGGGCTCGTGTCTCTGGTGGTAGTCGCTACGACTAAGCACTAGGGCGTTTTTCACCCAGATGCAAGTGGTGGAGTAATGGAAGCCCGCGTCCACACAGGCGCGGAAAAAATTCACCTTTTCCGAATCCGAATGGAAGCAGTAAAAAGCCCCGCCGTCAGCAAGGTTCTCGTAAAAGCATTTGAATGCTGAGAGCAGGAAGCTGTAAAACTGTTCTGCTTTCATACTGTCATTCTTTATTTTCAGCCCGCTGGCTGACTCGAATGCCACGTTGTACGGAGGATCGGTCAAGACAAGGTTTGCCTTGCGGCCGTCCATAAGCAGATGTACATCTTCTGCAATGGTCGCGTCGCCACAAATCAGCCTGTGCCTTCCAAGTGTCCAGACGTCGCCGCGCTTAACGAATGCTGCTTCTTCCAGAGCCGCTGAAAGGTCAAATTCATCGTCCTTAACGTCCTCAAGCCCACCCATCAGCTTATTCAGTTCCGCATCGTTAAAGCCAAGGAGTGTGATATCAAAGTCAGAACCCTGCAGGTCAGCTATCTCAATTGCAAGGAGCTCATCATCCCAGCCTGCGTTTAGCGCAAGGCGGTTGTCGGCAATGATGTAAGCACGTTTCTGAGCTTCGGTCAGATGCTCGACCACAATACAGTTTAGTTCGGTTAACCCTTCCGCACGCGCCGCAACAAGTCGCCCATGGCCTACAAGCAGATTGTATTTCTCATCAACAACCAGCGGCGCGACCACACCGAATTCTCGAAAGCTGGCACGAATCTGAGCTATTTGCTCTTTGCTGTGCGTTCTGGCATTTCGAGCATACGGCACAATTTTATCAATTTTTACTACTTCAGACCGCTTGGCGAGTATCATTTGTTCCTCCCACCTTTCCTGCCAGAGAGCAGCGCTTCCATAATGTCGTCCTGCGGATTGCCCACAAATGCTGTGGTGCAGTTTTGCTTGACGATGTCAAAAATCTCATACCAGATGAGATTTGCCTGTTTCTGAAACGACTGGCTCATCTGCACAAACGGGCTGCTCATCGCGCCGCCTGTAGTCGGGTGCTTGCCCAAAAGCCCGTAGGTGCTGATTGCTTCCTCGCACTGGATATAGCGCGTGAAGGCCTGTGCATATGCTTCAATCAGCCGGGGGTTAACGAACTTCTCACACCCGCGCTCTTTAAGCCAGCTCCAAGTTTCAATAAACAGCGCGTCTGCGCCAAGCGGCTTGCCGTCTTTTTGCCTTGCGCTAAGATAATCGCTTGGCGCAGGCATATCCTCGCCATATAAAGCGGCTGCATCACCTAGTTCGCCAGCTTCAAGCAGCGACTCAGGAGGCAGTTCCGGGGCTTCCAGAATCCGTGCGGCCTTGCCAGCCGTGATTTTTTCCGCAAGGGGCTGCGGTTTGTCCCCGGCGCGGACGCGGCGGCCGCCCCTGTTTGTTCCGTCTTTTGCCACGCGCCTTCACCTCCTTGCTGTGGTAGGGGTTAATCCCCCGTTTGAACCGGTATTTTTTCACGCGGTGGGCCACGCCCGTTGCCCGGGGCGAAGATTGTAGAGATTTTGACCGCCCCTACCGGACGCACACTTTTTGGCTTGTATTGACAACGTGCATATCATGCAGTATGCTGAATATACTAAGCAGCGAAAGGAGTGCAATGCCATGAGTGAAACTACAAATATCAGCATCCGGATAGATGTTCAACTTAAGAAGCAGGCCGAAGAACTTTTCTCGGACTTGGGCCTCAATATGACCACAGCTATGACCATGTTCCTTCGTCAGGCTGTACGCAGCCAAGGAATCCCGTTTGAGATTTCCCGTGTTCCGAACGCGGAAACAATCGCGGCAATGAGAGAAGCGGAAGCCATTGCTCGCGACCCAAACGTAAGGGGTTACACCGATCTTGACGCGCTGTTTAAAGATTTGAAAGCATGAAATATACCGTCAAACCCACAAACAGATTCCGCAAGGACTACAAGCTGATGGAAAAACGTAACTT